TTACAATAAAAGCTCAGTGTCAGAATATGACAAACTAACGATAGTAGTCGAGCCGCAAATGGACGAGCATGAATATGGCGAGTATATATCGATCAAAGATATTTCGTGGTTTATGAGGATATTACTAGGCATTAGAGCGCAACGGTAACTATTAAAAGGATATGAAGATGAGCGTAGTATCAATAGAGCAGGATGGATCGAGAGTTAAAGTGAAATTCAGGGGTGGCGACAGTGTTGGGAGCCAGTCTGTCGAATCATTATTATTATTCGCAATGCTTCAAGAGCTTAAGGCGATTAATGGCAATATTATCGATGTTGAAACGGCGGTCGATAAAATATACATAGACGAGAGTTGATATTAACAACAGATAAGGAATAAGTAAGATGGATAAGAGATTAAAAGCATTGCTCGTAGCATTAAAAGTACCAGACCCAGAATGGTGGAATGCTCAGCCAGTTGAGGCTATATCAGAGCTTGGAAAATGCATATCAGAAAAGGCTTGCGGGAAATCTGAGTTTGAAATAAATGCGGCAGAAAGATTAACATCACTTGTTGATATGAATTAGCCTTTACAAATCCAATAGCATCGTATAAACTGTTTCGTAGTAGTTAAGCAGGAGAGAGAAAATGAATCACGAAGATGCAAAGAGACAAGCTGACCTATCAGCAGCAGCAGTAGATGAAACGATAAGCTCTAATCATGTTGAGATAGTGATGATAGCTGGTGAGTTTTTCGTTAAGTTTGAGTATCAAGATGATGAGCTATATAAAAATATAGTGTCCTCAAAACTACGAAATACACCATTCTAAGGGGGATTTATGAATATAGAAGATTTACAAAAGCCTCTTCCAATTTCCGAAATTGATTTCAGGGTTCAAAGTATTAATAAGGGTGGATATGCGACGATTCTACCGTACAAGTCGGCAAGGGTAGACATTAACCGATTGAACTCTGTTTGTGGCGTTATGGGTTGGCAGAGAAGACACACAAGAGACAACCGCAATTGCGTGGTGAGCTTATGGGATAGTGAAAATAAGCATTGGGTTGAAAAAGAAGATACCGGCACAGAGTCTAATACGGAAAAAGAGAAGGGATTAGCAAGCGATTCATTCAAGCGCACTTGTTTTAATATTGGCATTGGTATTGAGCTATACGATTATCCGGTTATTTCTGTGAAACTGAAAGGCGGTGGAGATAAGCCGAATGGCGCTGAGTGGTTTTTTGATCCGAAGAAAAAAGATAAATGGGGAAACGATAAGCCTAGTGCTGGGTATGATTTTAAGCTTAAGGAATGGGTGTGGTATTCAGAATTCACTGATAACAAAATAACCTTCTTAGCCGCTAAAGATCAAAGCGGGAAAGTTAGATTCCAATGGGGAGAAAGATTAAATGTTAAATCATAGTTTGCACATGAGATCGTTTTATTTAGATTTATTTAGCCGGTCGTATAGCATGGCAGTCTTAGCAAGAAACTTAAATTTAGGTAGAGCTTATTTCAAGCATTCAGAAATTAAAGATACTATTCAAGGTCGTCGATATGAAATTGAGGCCAGAGCAGACCACAGAACGGAGAGAGACTAATGGATTTATTTATAGACATAGAGACAATCAAATCACCACGCACAGACTTGCCAGAATTCTTTAAGGGGCGGTTAAAGCACCCAGCTACAATGTCAGTACAGAAAACTATAGATAACTGGTGGGCTAACAAATCAGAGCAGGTCGTTATCGACAAAGTTAATGCGACTTCACTAAGCGGCAGCCATGGTGAAATTATTTCTATTTCATGGGCTTTAGGTGACGCCGATGTGAGTAATGTGTTTAGGCCGTCAGGAATGAGTGAAAAAAACTTATTAAGTGAATTTGAATTAACACTATCAGAACAGTTGTCGCTAAGAAAGGTAACAAAGTGGATTGGATCAAACGTAGCTGAATTTGATTTACCATTCATGTTCAAGCGCTTTATTGTTAATGGCGTTAGTATGCCTCCACTGATGCCGATAAACCCTAAACCATGGGCTGGTGATGTTTTTGATGTTACCGGTGTGTTTTCTGGCAAGCCTCATGGTATTTCGCAGGATGAATTGTGCTTCATCCTTGGTATAGAGCAAAAGCCTAGCGACATAAACGGAGCGAATGTCGGCCAGCATTATATTGATGGCAATTATGGCAAAATCGTTGATTATAATAATTACGACGTTGAAACTGTTCGTAAGATTTACAAGCGTATGAAGGCGGTATTATGACTGAACTACAAGAAGTAATACACGACATGTCCACCTTAGTTGGCAATACATCAAGTGGTTTCGATGCTGTATTTGGCAAGGATGAGACAGTAGAGGATAAAGGTAATAATATACCAGATAGCTCTGACAGCAAGTTGGAGACTGAGGATAAGTCGTTATAACGTCTAACGTAACGCGTTGGCGTTGCGCAGCATAAGACAATCGCTGTTTACGTGCTTGTTATAACGCACTTGCTTATAAGGTAACGATACCATGAAAAACACAAAGATTTACGCTGAAGTTTTGGAAGATGCAGCAATTGAACAATTTGAAAGCGCAATGGAGCAGCCTTTTGTAACCTACGGCGCTTTGATGCCAGATGCGCACGCTGGTTATTCATTGCCAATTGGAGCAGTTGTTGCCACAAAGGGCGTGGTACTACCTGCGTGGGTTGGTTATGACATTGGTTGCGGGATGTGTGCCTTGCGCTTAGATGGTATTTCTCGTGATGAGCTTGAGGCTAACCGGAAAGATATTTTTGACCTAATTTACAAATATATCCCTGTTGGTTTTAACGCTAACCAAAAAGCCATGGAATACAATCTTGATGGTCTAACAGACAAAGGTAAGGAGATTGCTGAGATCAAAAAGTATGGTAAAGCTTTAGGGTCTTTGGGTGGCGGCAATCATTTTATTGAGGTCGGCCATGATGAGGAAGATAATATTTGGGTTGTGATTCATTCAGGTAGTCGTGGCGTTGGTCACGGTATTGCTGCACATTACATGACTGTTGCATCGAGTGACCCGAAAAAGATTGAAGAAGAGTTTGATGCTAAGAGCGAAAAATTACTTAAGCATAACCCTGATAACTACGACCGACTGAAAGCGCAATATGTCGCTAAGAAGGTTGGTAAGCTGCGACCAAAAGAAGGGCATTATGGTTTTGATGTTAGTTCTCAAAAAGGCAAAGATTATATTCAGGATTTGAACTGGTGCTTAGACTTTGCTTTAGCAAACCGTAAAGAAATGATGGCTCGTGTAGTTAATGCAATTACTGAGGCTCTTGATATTTCTTGTTATGAGCTAGATTTCTCTGAGCTAATTAACCGCAACCACAATCATGCAACCGAACGTGACGGGGCTTGGATTCACCGCAAAGGTGCTACCCACGCAGAAAAAGGAATGATGGGCGTTATACCTGGAAACATGAAAGATGGTTCATTCATCGTTTGCGGAAAGGGAAACCCAGAATCCCTTTATTCAAGTTCGCATGGTGCTGGCCGTGTGATGGGTCGCAAACAGGCAATGCGAGAACTAAACTTAGATGATTTTAAAACAACAATGAAGGATGTAACTGCCTTGGTTGAAGAAAGCACCTTAGATGAATCGCCACTAGCTTACAAAGACATTCACGATGTAATGCGATTACAAAAAGATTTAGTTGATGTTGTAGCTCATGTACGGCCTTTGATTAATATCAAGGGTTAGCCGTGCGTTATAACGATTAAGGTAAGTTGCGCCATGACCAAAATTAAGAGTTTAACCCAAGCTTTCCGCGTCAATCTTAACCTGCTTGTTATGTGGGTCGGTGCCACGAAATGCAAATATAATCATCACAAAGATCGAGTAATTTCTTACGGGTATCCAGCTTATCATCGAAGATGGATAACAATGAAAAAGTGCAAAAGATGTGGCAGATTACTCAGAGAGACAGACAATTTATACGCCGCACCTAGACCGGCTGACTATAAGTTTGATCTTGATTACGTGAACTATGAAAAAGAGGATGGGATATTTTGAAATTGATACTAGGATATTTCTGTTATTTAATCGTCATGATTTGGCCTGAGCCCTGGAATAGTGATAAACGACTTTTCATGTGGCTGCTTTCATGGGCTGGCTACTATGGTTACGATGAAATTCATATTGGAAACAAATACAACAAAATAATGCATCAAAAACAAATTAAAGGTATTAGCTTGAGTGCTTGGATGTATCGAATATTAGGAATGTGGTTGGGCGGACTTATGGAGAGACTCCTAAAGCAGCTTATCAATTACACATAACTAAGGCTAGTCGGAAACAGTTCACGTCATAACACAGACTGTTTCCGTCTATCTGCATCGGCACTGAATAGAATCAAACACTTATAGCAATTACGCGTTATAACACGGAATCAATATGCATAATCTAAAGTACGCACAAAAGAAGATAATGTACCGCACTAATGGGAGTGGATTTGATGTTGAGAAAATACTCGTATCAGATTATTCGCCTAGCTCGGTATGGCGCTATGAAACCGATTCTAAGAGCCGTAAACGCTACGATAGGATAAGTAAGGCTGAGTGTGGGTATAACTGGTTTCCTACGCTCACCGAGGCGTTAAGCTCATTACTTGCCAATGCTATAGCTAGACAAGAAATATTGCAGGATAATCTGGACGCTGAAATAAAGCTTGTAGGTATATTGCGGGTAATGACACACAAGCATAACGGGAGATTCTAATGGCAAAGCGAGTAGGTAGAAATCAAACAGGTAACAATGGGATTATAGCCAAAACGTTTATTTGGGAGGGGAAGAAATTAACAATCAAACAATTATGCGCCATAGACGATGTAAGTAGGTCTACAATGGTTGACAGACTTAATGCAAGTAATGGAGTTGTAACAAAGGATATTATCAGCAATAAACCCATGCCAAGGGTTAAGCGTTTGAACCCAGCAGAGATAGCTAACCTGGCTTTGAAGGCGCTAATACCGCAAGGCTTGAGCAGCAACGGAAGGGTTATGTGATAAGTTACAAATAATCGATATAATCGTTAATGTCGTGATCTTTAAAACCATCAGTACCTAGCTCGAATAAATCATCTATTCTTCCAGCTAAGGCGTATCGTTTCTCTTGCCACCAAGAAAATACTTCGTTAACGTGCAAAGTTCCATTCTCTTCGAAGTAAGCCCTACCGCCAATGTGAGAGAAGTCTAATGCTTCAGGCGGTACGTGAGTAACTATATCGTTATTATTAACGACATTATGTATACGAGAACCCATCTTGCCATCTATAAACTTAGCTGAGGCTTTACCAAACGTCCTAGGTGCTCCGAAAGTGTAGCAGGCTGTAACATGAGATTGCAATAGTAAGTGCAGGTCTACAGAGCACAGGGTCGCCAGTGCGCCGCCTAATGAGTGCCCTGCAATGTAAATGTTCTTACCTTTATTCCGTGTTACTTCATTGAATATCTCAGCTTGCACCGATTGATAAGCTTCATAAAAACCTTCGTGCTGATTGAAGTTAAAATGTGCTTTATCAAAATTAAGATTAGTTAGCCAGTCTTTAAAATTAGATGTGCCACGAAACACGATCAGTAATTCAGTATCGTTTGAGGCCGTGAAGCATTGGGTATCTGTTTCAGTATCGTAAATGTTGCGGACTTCGTGCTTGTCGAGAAAGGAGGTTATGTTTATTGGTGACGTGTAGGCTAGTTGTGATAGTTCTGCAAGCTCTTTGGCGTTACCCCTATCAAATGATGTCTTGGCTCTCATGACTTACCCCTCAGCCGTTTGTTTTCCTCTTTTAACTCGCGCATTTCTTGAGCTGCTTTATCGTCCAGCTTTTTAAGTATTTCTTTAACTGAATCAGATATTTCAATTTGTTTTTCAGATAGGTTTCTTTGCTCTGTTCTGACTTCCTTGAACATCGACTCCCTAGCTAACTCTAATTTTTCTAATTTGGCGTAAACTATCGTTGCTGGGGGGAACAACTCTTCATTCTTTTTGTCTTGCTTTTTGAATCCATTATCTATGTGTAATATCGTCGATGTTTTTAGCTCGATTACCTCGGCCTCAACATGCTCAATCTTCTCGCTATAAGCGTTCATATCAGCTTTAACCTCTGTTTTAAAGTCTGCGTTTGCCCTGTCTCTTAAAGCATCCCTTTCTTTTAGCGTTTCGTCAAATTTAATGTATTTTCGCATGAAGCCCCACGCAGCCAGGCCAGCAATAACGATTCCGCTTATCCCGGCTATAAACGCATCCAATGATGTATACTTACCAGCCACATAATACCCTTTCTTTAATTGTGCCTACGGTTAATTTTGTCGCAATAAAGAGACTACTTTAGTATATGTCATTTATTGGGTTTTGGGTTAAAATTTAAATCAGATACGCACCCATTAGACGCTAATTGTTCCGAATGTTTTAAATACCGGATCAACTGTCGCCACAACTGCGCCGGTTTGGGCGGATGTACTGTTCGTGTCTAGCGTTATTGTTGAAGCCGTTATTCCCAAAATTTGATATGCAGCGCCAGCAGATGGCATGCCTAGCGAAACAGTTACATACTCATATATGTTAAAATCACTGGTATCTGTTAATCCTGTAATCACAGCTGTTGACCCATCTGTCTCGCCGGTCGAATCTGTTGCTGCTGAAAATGTCCCTCTTGTCGTACATATCCATCCAACAATTGATCCAGGCGCTGGAATTGAATCATAAACCCTGTCAGCTATCTCCCACGTTCCCGTCGTTGGAACCGCAGAAATATACCCAACATGACGCACTACGGCTAATACTTGGCCTAATGTTTGCGCGCCACCTGTAGTGCCGTAATCAAAAGATATTGCGCCAGTAGAATAGTCAATAGTTTGTATGTATTTTGCATTTGTATTGTTGGTTATTGTTATTTCGTCGCCACCATTAAAGTTTAGCGCATCGGCAACAGTGTCGCATGTAAATACACTTCCTGCTACAGTTCCAGTGATGCTGGTTACTGGAAGCTTGTATCTTCTCTTGGTGCTATGTGAAGCCGTGACTTTATCCGCATTAGAAAACCCTATAGCTCCTGGGTAATAGTGGTTAGCCAAGGAGCTTAAAATTGTCTGTACACCTGATTTTATACCATCATCTAATATCGTTAAATTAGAGAATGCTGGCTGTGTCCCGGACCTGTACCCGGTATGCACATTTGGGCCTGAGATAGATGAGTAGTAATTATCGCCGACATCTATTTCAGTTATGTCGCTCTGTAAATAAATGGCGCAATAGTCACAACTCCTAATATAAGAGTTATTTATCCTTACGCTTCTAACATCGCCATATATGTTAATCGCTATTGGGTAATTTTTAATATAACAATCTTCTATAGATATGGCCCTGATAGAATCACTGCTAACTCCAGAGTTTCCAACCTCAATCGCAGCATCGTTTGACGCTCCGCCTTGCTCTAAATGAACGCCCTGTATTGATACAGCGCCAAGCCTTACGACTTTTATTTTTCCTTGGTCTGCATCAATGTTTTTTATTCTAATTGTGAACCCGTAAAATTCAGCAGATGATATTGATGTAGTTTCTCTCTCATCGCCTATATAAACAGCGTAATCAGCGTTTCCCCAATAGTATCCACCGTCCACGGTTAAATCATTTATCTCAGTTATAGAAGATGGCGCATATGCCGATAAACCTGTATTGTTGCTTATAGCGTTACAGTTCAATAGAGTATTTGACCAATAGGTTACTTGTATTCCTATATCGCATGTATGAGCATAAACATGCTCCAGCAATGTTTCTTGACCAACTAACTTTATACCTATTGTTGATGCTTTTGTGGAGGCAGTTATTGCTAAATCCCTAACAATGCAGCCACGACCTACTGAAAGGCCGATCATGCTGGTTGCGTTTATTTTCACCAGCGAAGCATCACCTTCACCGAAAACACTGATGCGATCACTTATAATTACGCCTGTATTAATTAAATAGGTTCCAGCAGGAAAAAATAACGATCCGCCTGCCGCTGGAAGTACATCATTTGATGCCTGAATTGCTGCATAGTCGTCTGTTGCGTTATCTCCTTTTGCGCCAAACCATTTAACGTTAATTACTTGGTCAAGAACTCTTATCCATCTCCCAACAGTAATGGCAGTGGCTTTTATTATCGTGCCCCCATTATCGCTTTCTGTAGATGTCGCATCCCACGCAAACTGCCCACCACCACCATCATACGGGTTTGCTAACGCGAAATTAGGCTCATAATAACTTAATACAAAAATTCTCTGGTTTGCCATTCCTTCTAATAGCTTTAAATCAGCAATGCTTTCTGATGTTTCTGTGTTAACTAAATCAGACAATGGGTCAGCATTCAAATTGTCTGCTAATTGGATAGCATCAGTTGTATCGTTAGCGTCAGCTTCTGCTTCGGTAGGAAATAACCATAGATCATAATCACCATCAATAAACGGTATAAACCTAGCGTCACCAGAAGTTATCGGAAATCCTTGGGTATCTAACTCGGCTTTTGCTAACGTAGTTCCACCGGTAATATCTGTAGCCATTGCTAAAGGTGTTGTCGTGCCTTGTTCATATGCTTTTAACCAATGATTATTAAGATTGGTTCTATCATACTGCGGCATTGTTAGTGCAATTGGTGCGTAGGCCATGATTATTCCTCTGTTTCTTCAGCTTCTAATACGGCTGGAATGAGTGCTGGGGTTGCTTGCGTTAATCTTGATGGCATTAGCGGTGAAATTTTAGGTTGCTGCACTGCAATTCTACCATCACGCCCTATTTTTATAGCCCTGAATATATCAGCAAGTAATGAATTTTTTATGATTGTGTTTTCTAGTCTACCAATAGCCTGAGCTGATGGCCCGCGACCTAAAGCTGTACCCCTTACTGGCTCTCTTAATTTCGAGGTTTTAAGCATATCGTTTAGAAAATTTCGCTCTTCTTTTGAAAACATGACTCTCAGCTTATCACGACCAAATCTACCCAAAGCCGATTCCATACCAGCTCTTGATAAAACAGGCTCACCAGCAACTTCTTTAAATGCTGTATCTCGTATGCGCTGCATTGCTTCTGCTCTAATGTCATTCCATGCGTCTAGCCCCGGCCCATCACCATCGATATTCATGAAGCGCTTTAATTGCTCAACATCTGCGCTTCTGACAGATTTACTCAATATTGCATCATCCAAGAAGCGATCAGGATTTACTTTATTTTCTAGTATATCCCTAACTAGATTTTTCTTTCTATTATCAAACTTATTAACCTTTGATCTGCTTAAATCTTTCTCAAATTTAGCTTTTGCTTGTCTTGCAGTAGAAAAAATATCTTCACCAACAGCGTCAGCAACATCATTATCTAGAAGGTCTTTAAATTTACTTAGTTTTTTTCTTCCGAATGGCGTTAATGAATTAAATAAAGCATTCATATCTTGTCTTATTTCTTCAGAAACTTGAGCTGAAACCTTCCCTGTTGGCTTTAAACCGCCTTTTTGCAATACGCCGCGTGTTCTTAATATGTCTCGTGCTGCGCTTACCAGTCCACCTGTAGCTCTATCAGAGCCAGCTATTTCCTTCATGCCTTCAGTGAGCTTATTAAATTTAACAATCTTTTCAGTAGGCGCAGCATTTTTAGCCGCTTCATAAGCATCACCTATGGCCGCATCAAGGTCAATTGATCTATCAGCAACAAAATCAACCACCGTACTATTTGATCTATTTGCAGAACCTCCGGTTAATGTTACCGCATTCTCAAATTTACCTGTTAGTACTTCTTCTTGCGTTTCTAAAGCGCGTCTAACCCGACCTGAAGTTTTAGCTAATTCTTGTTGTTTTTGAAACTCAGTTGCGCCGCCTGTAACTTGCGCTCTAGTTGGAACTAATCCTTGACGCTCTAAGAATTCTTTTCTAACTAATGATTCACCGTCTACAATATCGCCGGTTTCTATTTGTCGTCTCGCTTCGGCGGAAATATCATCTAATTCTAAACCTGACTTTTTTAATGCGCTGGCTAATTCAGGCGATGGATCTCCGGCCGCATCCAATACAGGGGAAGATGCCGTCTTTCCGGTTATCTTGCGTATAAGTTTGCCGCCAATGCGACCAATGACAGGCAAAGCCAATTCGAGAGTACCCGCAATAGCGCCTCCCAAGCCTGCACCTTCAGTGATTTGCTCATCTGTCGCTCCTTTTCCTCTTAATATTGTCGCTGCTTCCGTTGCGCCTAATGCTGTTGATGCTGCAACCCTACCCGGTATTGTAACCGCCTTTGCTACCAATCCACCTGGAAGTAAAAATGGAGCGGCTTCACCAGCCACTTCACCAGCAGTCGTTGCAATTGGATGCTCCTCCCTTAGCGCTTCTATTGCTCTAGTTACAACAGGATCTTCAGGCTCCGCAAAACCCAAGCCTCTGAGGATTGTCGTCATGCCGCGTCCAGCAGATATCCCAAGAGCCTCCAATGGCCCAACAGACTTCGCTAGTGCTTGCGCTTGTTCATCAATTCCAGCTATAGCTGGAACCACAGTAGGCTGCTCTGCGATAAATTGGCCAGTTTCTAAATCAATAACGCCACCACTGCCGGCCTCCACTGTTTCGGGTTGTAAGCTTTCTGGTTGCGGCGTCCCCACTTCTTCGCCTGAAAAACTCCCGGTGTCTAGGTCAATAACGGGCATTACTTATTCAACCTTTTGATGGTTTCCTCAATCGTTAGCGTATTTTTAACAGCGGTATCTTGTATATCTTGTAGCGTAAACACGCCTTTTTTTGTTTTAATTGGCTCACCGAAATTAAATTTAAATGTATCTGGATCGCCTCCAGACTTAACATGTTTATCAAATTGATCAAACTCTCTTTGATTAAACCAAGATGCGCGATCTAGTGATTTCAACCTAGCTATATTTGATGACTGTGATTGACCCAAAGAACCTGCTATTGATTCAGTAACGCCGAATTCAAAATCTGTTGTCGGGCCTTTGAACTGCTGAAGCTGCTCTAATGCCAACTCCTTTAACGCTGAATCTAAAGATCCTTCATCAGAGGCGTCAATACCGGGAATAAGTCTACTTAGCTGTAAAGTTGCCGCACCTTTTAGGCCTTGACTTGATTTTTTAGCAAGCGTTAAAGCTTTTCTTAAGGTTCTTCCTGATCTAGCGGCACCACGATTTCTCTCCGATAGCTCCGCTGTTATTTCAGACGATCGCTTTTCTCTTAACTTGATGCGCTCTTTTGCTCCTGCTTCTGATATTTCTATAACAGATTTTTCCTTTGCCTCTTTTATCTCCAATCCTGTTTTTTGCTCTGGCGTTAACTGTGTTACACCTGGAACCTCAACCTGTCTAAATGTGCTTGTTTGCGGATCGAATACAGTAGAACTTAATTTTCCTGTCTTTGGATCGATTATGGGTGCAAATGCTTTAGGTGATGCTGATCCTTTTGGTGTGAATGCACCTAGTTTTGCCCCCATATCAATGGCGCTGGTGGCTTGCTGAATTAATGTATTTGGATCATTCGTAGCTAAATCTATAGCCTCCAATGTATCAGAGTTATCAATTCCTGCCTTTTCTAAAGAGCTTGCTCTATTTTGTAATGTCGATATTACTCTTGTAATATTACCGGCCTTTAGATCTGGTAATATTTCCCTAGCCCCAACTGCAACAGAATTAATCCTATTTCTTTGCGCAACATTAAATTGCGCTTGAGCTGTCGGAACAGCTGCCTCTGCTGCTTGCGCCTGAGATTCTAATATTCTCGCTCTCTGCGGCGCTTCCTGTCTAGCCTGCTGAATCTGTCTAATACGGCCGAGATTCAACAACGTATTAGAAAAAGTCTGGCCTATATCTGGAGCTTGTGCTTGTAATGAAATTAATGGATTAACGGCCATGAGGAACACCTATCATTTCATAATTGACTTTTAATATGCCATCCTCGTAAACAACTGCCTCTGGTTTTATTTGCATAACTTCTTGAGCTATTACGCCAAAACTATTACCAGTTAATCCAAACGTTTTAGCAATTGCATTCCATGCCCAAGAATAGATATTATATCCATTGACTGATGCAATCTTTTTGATATTTTCCTTTAATCGCTTATCAGATGCTATTGCTCCAGCTAATAAACCAGCTTGAAGTAGATTTTGTGATCCTTGGGTTCTTGCTTGGGCTGCCCCTACTGTTCCAGCCGCTTCTGTTGCTGCTCCTGACGTGATTAGATCGGTAACATCAACACCAGCACCGGTTTCAATATTTGCTCGACCACCCGCAATGCCAGTTCCGATATTTAATAAATCAGAAATACTGCGTTTCTGCTCTGAGATTAATGGGGCCGCAGACAATAATACATTCTGACTTAATTGCTGAAGAGTGTCACCGGCACTTAAGCGGCCTCTGGCTGCTGCAATATTCTGCGTTCCAGTTTGGGCCTGCTGTAAAGCTTGTTGGAATAATGGATTTTGTTGAAGGAAATCAAATTGTGCTTGTGGATCAGTTAAAAAGCCAGCTTGTTCAATTCCTGACTCACCTAATTGCTGAAACGGGGATAAGAATTCCTGCGCTCTTCCTGCTGAAAGTCTGCGTTCTTCTATGCCTCGTTCTACGCCAGCAGCTTGAATGCCTGCTGATTCTCTAGATGCATCAGCAGCAGTTTGTCCTGTTACATCTTCCCATAAATCGCTAACGAATCCCATTTTCTAACCTCAATATAATTACATCGTGAAATTTACCGAATTTCTTACGGTGTTTCTCGATATTACCAACAATCTTGAAGCTTAAATATTCTGCAAATTTAATGACTTCAGGATAGCAAGATGGTATTTCGGCATAAATTGAGGCGTTTTTGGCTCTGCCGACATCTAAAGCCATTCGCGCAAATGTTTTTGAGTATTTACCTCTGTATTCTGGTAAAACCTGAAAGTGAAACTTAACACCTTCTTTTATATCATTATAGATTGCTATGCCTATTATGTCACTATTCACATAACCCGCTATATATTCAACATCTAAAGGCGGTTCAAATTCATCAGCAGCCATTGAATCATCATCACTTATACGTTCATATATTTCAGGATGACAAAGAATACTTTTTATTTCTTTTATGTTTTTCGTTTCTCTAGCAATCACTGCACTTCTAGATGCCCTTGTATTTTCATATTCCAAAAAACTAACCCTGTAAGATCATCCTGCACATAAACTTCAAACTGATCATTTGTATCACCGTCCAGTCTCATTATAGCCCCGGTTCTTGTTTTAAAAGCGCCATTTGAAGCAGTACCCCATGTTCCGCCACCGCCTGACCTGGCATGAAAAGTAACATCACCTGTATCTACGTTGATTTCACCATTTGTCTTCCAATTAGTAAGCGTTCCATAATTGCCATTTATTCTAACTCTAATAACAACACCATTAGTTAATGCGCCTACATTGCCAAATAATCCAAAATCACCAGCAGTACCATGCCCCATAGCCAGAGTAAGATTAATTATATGCCAAACCTCTCCAGGAGGAGGCCCTGCAAAATATTCCTGAGGAGCAGCCAATGTTCCTATCTGAGATGATAAATTTATAATCGCTTGAGTAACAGCATCGCCTGTGAAATGAGCTACATCTAGCCGTCTATCTAATTCAAAAACTCCGGGAGTTCCGGGAGTGATATTTGTAATTGTAGGATGCGTTGTCTCTATAGTGCTTGTGTTGATATCTATAGTATCTCCCGCATTAAATCCTGTAGTGTCTGCTACATTTACCTGGTAATCACTTACAGAAGTATCACTAGAAATAGTCGTTGCTACAGCAGTGTGTTGATGGACATAAACATTAATAGCTCTATGATGCACGTCAGCATCGTGTATATTTACAGCACCTTTAAGGTGTGTTTGCTGCCAGCGTGTTCCTGTCCATCTGTATCTATTGCCATTATCTGTATATTCAAGCGTAACACCGGCCGCACTAATGATCGGGGCTGGATCTGTTTCTGTGCTTAATTGTGAATAATTTGGCTTATGATAAGTTGAAAGCGATCCATCATCCGTATCAACCGTAAGAGATGACTCACCATCATCAACAGTTGAACTTGTACCGGGCTTCTGCTCGATTAAATGAGCGTCTTCTGCTGCGTTTGGGAATCCGGGGTCAAAAGCCATTAATTAATCTCCTGCAATTACCCATTGTGTCGCTGAAATAGCGGTTAACGGGTAAGATTGAAATTGTCTATTCATAGCCAAATCTGCCTGCCCAATAATAGTACTTCCAGATTTTGGCTTAATCGTTGTGCTGTATGTAGCATCATTGATAACAATCTCTATCGGCTCGCCAATATTATCATCTGCAGGAAGTGGTAATGTTATCTCTATTGACTCTGCATTTGCATCAACCACAATAAGCGCGCCATAAGCGGTATTATCTAGCTCTGTTGTCGCTCCAACAATGATAACAACCTGCCTACCTGCCACAGCATCAACCGATCCGCCCGTTCTCAGCCATAATTGCCATATTATTCTCTGCTGTTGTTCAAAAAATGAACGGGTATTTGGGTCTTTTAAAAATTTACCCGGTATTTTTAATTGTGGTGGCGGGTTTACTTTATGACTCATCTTCCGGCCAGCCTTAAGTCAATCGCGCCTGAATAGAGATTAAATGCAACCGGATCAGATGTTGTGATTCTTATGATCATGTCATAAAAACTGCTCATGTCAAACCATTCTGCCCTGACATCAAATTGTCCAAGTCTGCCTATTCTAAGCCATGAGCCAGTAGACCAAGATCGACCGCCATCATATGATGCTTCAATCATTATTTTAGGATCATCGCCCTGGCCAGATATTAAACCAGTACCAGTTTCTAAGATAAATTCTAAGCGGCTCATCTGGACGCGTTTACCTTTCTGACCTAAAAGATCCCCGTTTATAGAGCTTATTATTCTGCGTCTACGCCATGTCTCCCCTGCTTGGTTATATGTATTAAAATCAAGCTCGTATAATTTCCCGTTTTCTCTGTCACCAACTAATATTTTATTATAAACTTCTAATATTGAACCAGCATTATATTGACCATTTGTAATACCTTCTGAAAGTTCAAACCATCCATTAACCCCGTACTCTTCAATTAAACACCATGTTTTATTTGCTATAGGGAATGTTAGCGCATAAATAGTTTTATCATCCAAAGTAAATACTTCAGAATATGCATCTGTAATATCAGAATAAGTATTAATGTCTCCAGATATCGCCGCAGTACTTATAATTTCTTCTTGCCCACTTCTAGCTCTATAAACTTGGGAGTCAGATCCAAGCCAATAGATGTAATCTCTTGAATTAGAGACTGAATGTTTTGCACCAAGCCCTATATTGAAAATCTGACCTTCTATTTTATCGAATGGTGGCGTTCCTATACCTGAGTTATACCAGTTTGGGCACGACCGCTTACCAAATCTATACAAGACTTGATTAAAAGTATAATCTCTTACTAATTCATCAGGATTACTTTCTTCACCGATAGCATTTAGGCTTGTAGCCGATGCGCCATCACCAACATCACTAAAGACTGTTAATGTAGGAAATGTATAAGCAAATTGATTATTGATAAAAGCGACAGATTGGGCGCCTTGTATATCTATATCAGATACTAATAATAATATTGTAGTTAATGAATTGTATTTATACACGACGTTATCAGCAACAATAAACATATTTATACCATCATCAGCAAAAATACACCTTTCACCCCCAGGCAAAGAACCTCTATGTGTATGTGTTCCGTCAGACGAAACCTCATATAAAGTGTGATATATCACTCTATATGCAACTTCATTCATTTGATGCATGCCGCGGTCAAGGCCAGTTTCTGGGCCAGAATTTAATAACTCCTGACCTGGAAATGATTTTAATACATATTTATCTTTTCCGGCTTCAACTAATTCATGGTAAAAATTACGCGTTTCCTGTGAACTCAATGGCCTAGATCTATCCTGATATGAGGGGCCGGTAATATTAATTGGAATTGTCTGAAATGCCATTAGGGTGTTGAACCTTCAATACGCATCACTGGTGCTGGCCCATACCTGCCTAACTTATCTTTATTATTTGCACCACGTATTGCGTTGATGAATTTTAGATAATACATCTCCGCTTCTTGAGGCATATCAACGTATAATTTTAACGCCCACAAAGAACCAAAGAGATAAATATTGGGGTTATCCGTTAATACAATATTTGTTGTATTTGCTGTCGATAATACTGTAAATAATTTGTAATACTGCATTTCTACAGTGTAATCATCATCTGGCTCTCTATCGAATTCAAGCTGATTTGTTACTGTATAAAACCTCGGCAATCCGTCTGCGCTTAATACATTCAATTGGCCAGGTGTTCTATATTTCAATTCTATAGATTCGCCATTAGTTATTTGAACTCTAAGCTTTCTCATAGATGTATATCCATCAGGCAAAGCTAAGTATCTGCTAGGTGTCGCACTATCCATTGAGGCAGTAGCGCGGGTTTCTTGATCACGAAGCTCTAATGGTTCAATCTGATTTGAGAACATTTCAGCTTCAGCTAAATCAATAAAACTATCAAGCTTTAGATCTAAATCATCTCGATGAGACCACTCTTCTATCTCGACTTTCAGCTCTTCGTAATCAGTAAAACTCATGATTCACCTTTAATTAGGAAAAAGAGGGTTTTTACACCCTCTCTTATTTGCGCTTTAAGTTAGTCTAAATCTTCTTTCGCTTAAGGCTTAGGCCCGGGTTTAGCTTTAGGTTTTTCACGCGACTCCATCCATACTTTGCTGAATTGATCTTCAACACTTTTCTTTACAGTTTTACCATCTTTTTCAAAAATAGTCTTGAGAGTAAACTCAGCACCCTCTTTTCGCAGGGAGTCATAAATAAAACCAATTTTACCTTTTTTAACACGTACTTTCATAAATTCTCCATTCCTCTCCGACTTCATGCCGGAGAGGTTATTGGTTGGTTAAATTAAACGATAGCAAAACCATCAGCGTAATCAACGGTAGCATCAATCATACTCATAGGAGTCAGATATGTAGTTACATCAACATCTGATGCTGCGCCTACTAGCGTATAACGAACACCAAGATACTGCTCATCGTCACCAGCTCCCGTTGGGGGGATTGGAATGGCAAAGCGGTAACCAGTGACCAGCAAGTCAGCATTCTGAGCAGGCGCGCTCGGCGTACCTGATTCAAATAAACGTTGACCCATAGTTACATATCCAGAGGTTTGCGCCGCAACCGACGAGTACTCAACAGTAAAAGTATAATCTTCATCACTGCCAGATTGAACGGCATCCGATTCAATAGCGAATACAACTGCCATTGGCTCACCGTTACCAACTGACCGAGCAACGCCCAAATCAATCACGTTTGTCCCAACTGCTGCTCCAACAGTTAGAGTTTGCGTACTAGACAGTACAAGTTCATTATCTACGTACATGTCATTTCTCCTTAAGTAGTCACTTCGGCTTCAGTATTAATAATACGGTCAACAAGACGAACTGGAATCCCGAGAAACCGCATTTCCCGAATAGTCTTACCATATTGATTAATTGCTTCTTCAATAGTTACAGCGTCTGTGCTTCGATCCATCGCCATAATTCGCAAATGGGAAGCTACCGTCCTATTACAATAGAAAGCTGCCTTATCACCTGGGCCATTTGGTAAATGGTCTATTGAACGCGCCATTAGCTTGTCGATAGCTGTAGCCGCTGTAATTGCCTGACTAGTAGCCTTAGCGACTAAATCAGATACGTCAATGTTCGCAATACGAACAACTTCACGCCAGTCTTTTACAACTAAACCATTTTTCCACTTCCAGATGTCTCTATAAGCACGATACGGATTGCCATCCCCATCAAGCTCATCGTCAAGACCAAGATCTTCATGAGACAATCCAGCACTTGAACCTTTTGGAAATACACCAAATACCTTGTTTGCGCCCCAATTAACCAACCAGATAGAGGTGTTGTCAGTACTTGCGCCGCCAGCATCTAGAATGTTCTGACCATTTACAGCGTCCAGATCGTTGTAGCGTGGTGCAAAGCCAACGTACTCTTCAGGATTGGCCGCTGATCCATAAATCAGAGTTTCTGCTTGTGTTTGAGACATAGATTCAACAAAAGCCTCAGCTTCACTCATACGATATGCACCAACATTGCCGTTCAATTCAGCCTCGTCCTGATCAACAGAAGATCGCGCAGTAAGGATGGCGGCGTTCTCTGTAACCTGAGCCTTAGTAGACTTAGAGTTTGGAGTACCCTGGTTGATTAAGCGGTAATACGATGTAGGCAAACCTGTACGAATAGTGGTTTGCTCGCCTGTTGGTAAATTACCCTCTTTGAAAAGCATGTCATCGAGGATTCGATTTGATTGAGACAATAGCTCAACCGTGTCTGCTACCTTGCCGTCTGGGTCAATACTTTTCCCCCAATCCGCCATAGTTAGCACTGTGCTTGATATAGTAGCCATTTTTAAGCTCCGTTACGTTATTTAAATTATCAACCCGTCTTGCCATAATATTTTTCATGTCTAGACATAGGCTGAGTTTTTACTACTGTTGCTTTAGGCTTGGTGACCACAGGTACTTTTTCTCGCGTTTCTTTAATCTTACGTCCTTTCTCTTGAAGCTGATCATATTTAGCGGCCTTCAAAACAGTCGTAAGATGATGGGCGCGATTTAAGCTCTTGTACTCTTCGTCTGTATACCCGGCATTAGCAGCCCATTCGCTCATAAGATTAGAATCTTCTTTGCAAGCTTCTGTTGCCTTACCGCTCTCATCTAACCAGTCAGGATTGGCCGCGAACAGCTTCCTACTTTCAGATTCGATTAGCGCTGGATCATCAGCAGGCGTATTACGTTCAGACTTAACTTTTTCAAGCGCAGCCCTTCGTTTATCCGCCTTTTCCTTGAGTTCAATATACCTATCCGGATCATCGTCCTTAAGCTCTGCCCAATTAATTTCCTCATCTTCAGCGACTAAGACAGTTAACATGTCTTTCATCTCTGAAACTTCAGTCTGTGATTGGGTCAGATTTTCACGAGTCGAATCACGATCTACTTCAAAGGCTTTACGCTCATCAGCTAAAGTCGTGGTTTTCTTCGTGTAATCAGATTGCATTAAATGGCCTTTTTGCCACTTTCTAACATCATCGAGACTGACATCTTCGCCATCTAATTCAAGATATTGAACATTCTCTTCGTTAGTTTCATCTGACTCTTCAGGTTTAGTTTCAGCTTCCGCCTTAACTTCTTCTGGGGTTTCAGTGGTTTCTGGCTGAGGTTCCTGAATTTCCTCATTTGTAACGGCAGCTTCTTCGGTTGGCTTTGTAGGCTCCGCTTCTGCTTGGTTGCCATAAAACTTATCGGCAGGTTCCATAACTGGATTATCTGACATGTGGTTTTATTCCTTCTCTGTTGATTTTAGTGTAGTTTCGGCCATTTTACCAGTCTCAAGAAGTATCCTGAAGTACCCCTCTAAGGCATTCATGTTCTTCATTGTTCGCCAGGCTTCCTCTCTAACATCTGATTGCTCTTGATTAGTATTGCAAAACACTTCAAATATCTGAGCTTTCCTATGAGTAATGGCCTGCCTATAGGCTTCATTGTTGATCACCTGCTTGCCCATATTAGCAAAGGCTACTTCTTGTTCGTATTGTTCTTTTTGGTCTATCATTGCTGCGCACCCTCTACCGGCGTATTGAACTTCAATTGCATTTCAGTTAATTGAGCGGCTAAATCTTTCATGAATTGATCTTGCTTCTGCGCTGTCTCGATATTGAATTGGCGCTGATCTTCTGCCAATTTAGCAACATCTAAACTCTGCTGGCCTTGAGCTTTGATTAAGGTAGCCTCGGCTTTTATCGTTTCTGCTTCAGCTAACGGGTTTTGTAACTGCTGAACCTGCTCTTGTAATTGCTGAACTAGGCCGGTAAGTATTTCGTTTTGAGCTAGGGTTAATTCTTCTGGCTTCTCTGGATCGTTAAAGAATTCCGCAACTTCTGGCAGTCCTGAAGCAGTAACCATACTTTTAAGAATGTTATATCGTTTAACTTCATCGGTCATTGGCGACCCTGAAGCCTGTAGTTGTGCATGCAATGACCATAGCGCAGTTAATGTTTGAAGCACCTTGTCATCATCGCCAGCACCTAAACCAACCTTACTAACTACGTAGTGTTTGAATTTCCAATCCGATGGATTAACGGTCAATTCTTCACCAAGTATTTCAATCTCTAGTTCTGAATTTTGAAAATTGGCATCCAGCCAGGCTACGCCCTCAAATAATTGCCTAAAGCCAGTTTCAACCATAACCCTCGCAACCAGCTCAGTCTTAGCGCTTGAGGCGTTTTCAATACCTGTAAATCGTGTTGCTGTTTCCTTTCCGAGATCATCAGAATTTAAGCCTTGCGAGGCCATAAGAGAGCCGGTTGTCTGTGCTCTCGACTGGTCATAGTATTGAATGACCTGCATCGCCTTATCGCCAATATAAGGGATTGTGATAGGCATTAAATCATTACCAATAGGCGTATCTTTGGTTGACCTTACAATCCCATTAGGACGAATAACTAATAGATCATCCATGTTAACGTTTTTATTAGCGCCCATACGTGGATTATTAACAGCGTATATATTGTCATTAACGCCGCGCAATATGGCGGTTTTGATTCTGGCTGTTGGCGCTGTAATTTCTGCTCGACTCTTCCCGATAGCTTTATGAGGCATCATGATAGAACTCATAATGGCATAAGGAACGTGATTAAATACTTCATTAACCAAGATCACGTCACCAGATCGCATAATATGTCTGCGCTCGGCTATTCCGTCACCGTCATAATCAATTAATGGGTATAAATCCTCAACCTCTACCTCTTCACTGGCCCAACTTGAAATTGCTGTATCGTTATCGGTTCCACCTTCGTCAGAGTTTCTTATATCCGGTAATCGTGAGTTTTCATTTATTGCTTGTTTCCCTGCTAATTGTAACGATGAAACTAAAGATTTACTAAAGCCCATCGAAACTAATTGACCGCGAGACATTAAAGTTACATCACCAACCATTGGCGCATCGTCTTTACTTGCCGCATTTTTAGTCATTCTGAAGGTTTCTAATGGGACATCGACTATCTTCACGCACTTAGTCGTGCGCTCAACCTTGACTACAACTGTGTTTTCTTCTGTGTCGTTTTGTTCTTCTCGAACAACCTCGACTTTCTTTACGTCTTCACCTTCCAAGCTTTCTTGGAAAACTGCTAACTCTTCGTTGCTTAAGCCGGTTTTCTTATGCTCTTCGACTTCGGTAGTTTCTTCGATGAAATATTTAACTATTGAAGTTTTTTGTATTTCAGCGTTCTTAATAAATCCATGTAATACAGAGAATGACCATGGCTGCTCTCTAATCTGCCAGTTTACATACTTTGTTTTACTGTCAGCTTCTTTCGCGTCTTCGTCGTTACTTTTCTTATTTGGCTTGAATCTTAGGATTTCACCCGGCCCGAGGAATATCCTGGCAAGTGATGGCATGTCAGCCTCCACGATATCCATCACATCATTAGAGATTACATGTGATCGCTCTGGTTGCTCATCACCGTATGGATTACCTTCGTATCGATCTTGTAAATATTCGTTTTCTTTTATGAAGGTTGAATTATTTCCAGTCGCATCATGTGTAAGCTTGGTTAATTCACTATTTAGCGTTGCTTCGTTCATTTGAGTCATTAAACAATACTCACAGATTGATAATTAAGAGGTGCCATTATAATCTCCACCGGAGGGGTAAATAATACCATCATGATTGAGTCGGCCTTGTTCGGTGAGTCAATCTCTAAAGCTTTCATGTCTTTCTTATTCATAATCTGAATCAATCCGTTGGGATTGTCCTTTTTTGGGATACGACAAATCTCTGACCTAAGGCCGGGCAAATTATCTATTCCATCAGAATCAAAACTAATCATCTCATCAGGATCAACATAATCACCCTTTACAACGCATCTGTACGTATTATAGCACCTTGTAGCTAATCCGCTGTAATACTGCGCTCTGTTGTTTTTAAACGTCTCAGCGTACGTTTTAGGCTTTGTGTGATCATCCCCGTATTGAGGCATGTATATTTCTTTAGCGTTGTCTTGCCCTATTCCTGATAACGAGCCTCTAAACATATGGTACTTTATATTGGTTCCAGCAAAGGCCGTTGATACCTGACGCTTTAAACCTGCGCCCATTCCATCGCCGTCCCATACAAACCAATCAGCATTATCCTGTATCGCAAGACCTGTGGCCCAGTCACAGCCCTCATCTATTTCGCCTGTAGACTTAGCCTTAACCGTCGTAATGATTGAGCCATGCCTTGCTGCGTAGCCTTTATCGTCATTACCTTCGTCTGATGGGTCATGTGCCGCTATCACTGCCCCATGCGGCTTAAAGACTCGTTCCAACCTTTCTAACTTATGGGCATCTACACAGGCATCAAACCATTCAGGCATTATGATAGCGCCGTCTACAGTCTCTAAATATTTACCTAGCCATTTATGCTCATATTGAGCAGTTGGCATCTTCTCTAAATCATCGAGTCTCTCTTCTTCCAAACCTGATAACTTAAACCAGTCTTCAGGCATATCCGTATAATTCATTTCAACGATCATCACTAGATCATCTTCGTAATAACCGCATCTCTCTAATTCTTTCTCTGCCCTGGCTAACCACTTTTTAGCTACAGCGCCACTTTTAGAGCCACGATTCATTGTTATTATGATTTCAGGCATCTTTACATCTTCGCCTGCCATCTTTCTTTGTGTATCTGTGGCGTTAAGCCGGACTGAAGCGGTTAAAACTCTAAGCGTGTTATCTGATAAGTCCTCGCCTTCCTCAATCCAAAGGCCGTCTACTCCAGATAACGTACTTTTTAATGAGGTTATATTCCTTGCTAAACCTTTATAGAAATTCCTTCCGCCTGATGTATGGGTGATGCTTGATTTTGTATCATCAAACCCTGCTAACCCCACCCGTTCAATTTCATCAAGTATTGTTCTATGTACACTCTCTTCAAGTGAATTCTGATGCTCACGAGCACAGCACCATAACTTACCCATTGCCATATCAACAGCGACATAATCAGCAACGCCTGTAGACTTGGTAGACCCTCGGCCACCTACTATTATTTTTATTCTTTTAGGCTTGGTGAATATTGGTGTTAATTTATCAACGTACTCAATGTTGACTTCATTCATTTAGTTTTATTATTTACAGGGATAAAGTTAATAACTGTTTCTACTGGGCCGCCACTCGGAGAAGATAAAGTTTGATCTGTTTTCTCATGATATCCATGCTTACCTAAAATCAGCTTACCTATGTTGGCGTTCATCTCATTTTTAAGCGTGCCATTTATCACTGCAAACTCTTGGTATTCATTAACCGCTGCTAATATGTCCAAGAATATATTGTTTTCTTCATCAGCCCAATTGTAAATACTTGATCTTGCTACCTTTAATACGCGAGTTAGCCCAACGACGCTAGGAATCGCGTGATCATGGCTTTTATAGTTTATATCTTCATCATCAGATACGTAATTTAAAGCTATTTCTATGACCTCAGGTGTACATGATGTTGGTCTTCCTACTGGCATTACTCTACTACCCTAACTATTCCGCCAACAGGGTTAGGCTCTAATAATCTATTTATATCATCAAGATTAATTTTTAGCCTTACCGTTATCGACAATGCACCCGCCTTATATTCTTCCCATCTTTTAATCATGGTTTCGGCTAACAGGATTTTTTCTTTCGATGTCATTATTGCATCAGAAAAAACGAGATCTTCATGTGTGTTGGATGCTTCTAGTATGTAGTTGTCGTACCCTGTATGTATTTCTAGCTTTTCGTTAATTCCGACAATGCCGTCATTTGCCTCTGCCAATATTTCTTTTGCTGTTGTATCTTTCATTTTCGCGATTCCTTATGGTTGTTCGCTGGCATCAATAAAAATTACACTTTCTTCAACGCATACGTCTAGTAAATCCTGCCCGGCAAAGTCTGCACACTTTTGGTGGTCATCAAAAATGCACCCTGCACAAGCAACATCTCGCCCATCTGCTTGAGGCACTGCGATAACCTTTGTTCCGTCTTTTGCTGTTAATATATTCATCTTTGAGATTCCTTATTGAGGTTCTTCTCGATTTAAATTTATACGCAATTATCACTTTAGTATATCTCAGCCTATTCCGCAATATTGACATCTTGTGATTTAATCGCATTACGTAAAAATATATATTCATTGTCAGCCCTTTTTGATAGTGAACTATTACTATCGTAAGGAGCTGGATTTTCTTTAGCTTTTAATCGCCTCTCGGTAGATTAGGTTAAAATCTATACTGTTACTGTAAATAGTCCTGATGCATTCCACGTCACTGTGATGTCACCAGATAATAATGATATTGCAGTTGTTCCGCCGTCCGCAGTCATGTCCATCCATCCTACACAGTCTTTATTGGTTGCCGTGTCTGAGTACATAATTAACGACTTGATGTTTGTTGGATCACCGGAGGCTGAACTTGTCCATGTTATGTTTGCTGCGTCAAATGTGCCTACGCCTGATGTTTGCGACCACGTGACTGAAGTCGCGGATATTCCGCCTGCAGTATACCCGCCGCCTGCGCTTACCTCATTGCTAGATTCGTTTGTTGTACCACCTGCGCCCCATGTTGGCACTGCGTCTGTATCTGCTGGTACTGTGCTTGTGAGTGCGAATTTGAAAGTATGGGTATCTAAATCTATCCGCCCATCTGCGATAGACTCGGCATATTCATTAAATAGTGATATTGTTCCTTGTGCCATTTTATTGCTCCGTCCAGTTTGTTGTATCTGCTGTTAATTCAGTCCATCCGGTTGTGTCTTTAGTTTGCTCTGTCCAAACGCTTACTCCAGCCGTGACTGATGCTTGATAAGGTGTTAATGACATAGTAGCTGTTGTTGCTGTAATATTCCAATCGATTACATTTGTAACAGTTGCCGCATAGGTTGCCGTAGTGATTGCAGCAGTCAATGCCGTTATATTTAAGCCTGTGACAATCGTTGCTTGGTACGTTGCTGAGCTTATTGCTGCTGTTGTCGATGTTATCGCTTTCTTAGCGTTTACACTAGCCTGATATGTAGCTGTTGTGATAGCCGCCGTAGTAGCGCTTATGTCTGTATCAGCGCCTTGCGTTATTGTTGCCTGATACGTTGCTGACGATATCGCCGCCGCTGTACTTGTTATAGCCTTCTTAGCATTTACCCCGGCTTGAAACGTTGCTGTAGTGATTCCTGCTGTTGTGGCGTTTACTGTTGTTCCGCCTGCTGCTGTGTATGTGGCATATATGGAGCGTCTCGCATTTGATCCAGTTTCGCCAATTATCTCAGACGGCCACGTAGGGTACGTCATAGCAGAGAGCTTAAAGAATGCTGAAGATGCCACTACATCATAATAAAAAGTAATATCAGCATTTTCGGCGTAGCATATATAGTATTCGGTCGACGCGGCTACTGCCGGAGGCGTAGAGAAATTCAGAGTATGCCAAGCGGCTGTTGTTGTTATGCCTGTTTTTTCTGCTGTTTCATCAATATAATCTGTTGGATTATCTGTCCCACCAGAATCGTATAGCGCCGTTATAATATCGGCAGTACCACTCGCCGCTCTTGCATAAAATGAAATGCTATCTACATCGCCAGAACTAGCAGGAAGATCACCGATACCACTTATGGCATCTGCCGCTGCTGTTGCGTTGCTTGCGCCAATGCTCGTATACCCAAAAGTGGGATCAACAATTATCGGGTAGACCGCATCATCAATAAAGTTCTGTGGAACTGTTACTGATAGAATCCCCGTCACTACATTAATATCTAGTGCGCACTCTACTTCTACACCTTCAAAATCCACAGCATGAGGTTTATAAATATGAAACGCCTTACCTGTACGATAGTGCTTTCCTCCAACAAAATTACCTGTTTTTTCTTGATGGTAAACAGCATAAGAACCGGGCACACTAGTGCCGTCAGGCTGCTTTGTAAATGTTAACCCCTTTGTCTGTATTGTAAACTCAACAATATTGCTTGCCGGTTTTGACGCGAACTCAACTTCAAACTCAAATCCACCATTTTCATCGCCGGTATTCTTATCGTAAAAACGTGCGATCCTTCCGGCGCGCGACCATTCTATGGCTGAGGCGTTTGTTTTTATTGTTGCATTTTCATAATCGTCATCAACCAAACGAACTGAAAAATTACATTCGTTATCCCAGTGTTTTGTTTTGAACTGCGGGTAGGTAAGTGATGGCTGTTTTGCGTCACCTATTTCGATAGCGATTGTGCGGGATACGGAGGACTGACGAACATGCTTGAAGGTATTGTCGTAGGCAATGTAAGCAGCAGACACTTCCTGAGAAATGTCATCTGTATTGATTTCCCCTGGACTTACGGCCATTATTTACTCTCACTCTGCATTATAAATCACCCAAAACCCACCAATCATCAATCAACTTAAAGCCCGGTAATCTATGTTTTCCTGATCTTTCAGCCTTAACTGGCAATCCGTATTCTTCACTTAATCGCCTGAAATAGTCCAAGCCTTCACGATATTGTTTGCGAGTAAATGCCGGAATTCCGTCTTTCATATAACCGCAAAATCCTTGTAGCTCAATATATCCGTTGAATATATCAATAGAAATAACGACAGTAGCGTCATAGTCGTCTTGTTTGAATGTGGCACCTTCTGGCAATACCCACATCAATTTAATAATTGGCGCTGTAAGTGTCTTTACGACAAGCATAATCAACCTCGATTATTACTCCCCTTTTGAATTATTCTTATTAATGCGTAAGGCATACAACGCGCACGTTTTAATTATAGCACGACACTCGGATAAAGCCATTAACGAGAAAAGCCCCAATTAAGGGGCAATTCAAGCCTAGCGGGAGAGGGAGCTAGGAGGGTATTACTTGTTTTTCATTTTCAAGTATGAGGCGTGGTTAGTGTGTTTCAGATGTGATTACGCCCAATCCTTCGCTGCTATTGCTTGATCCGCCGCCGATGTTATCTGTAACTTTCTTCATTATCTTATCTCCTTTAGTTTGTCTTTATAGTATAGTTCAAATACCTTTTTCAAGCTTAATATTCTTGATCTGATCTTTGAAATCGGTGATTATTTCTTCAACCTCTGCTCTGTAATATTTCCTCGATTCATGCTTCAAGAGTAACAGCTCATCTACAAACTCCCTACCGTAAAAATCTTCCATATATAAAGTGTATTCAATTGGTGCGCCTCGTTTAAATGGGCCATTACACTCTGAGCATTGAGGGTTCACGTTTTCCTCCATTATCTTTGTAGCAAGCCATTTTCTTGATATGAAGTGGCCGCCCTGCATACCGTCTTTGTAGTGCCTTGTTTTTCCACAAGTAACGCATGAGCAATACCCGTTGTCGTCACAGGCCTTGAGCCTTACAAGTAATTGTAGTAGTTCGGCCGCACTCTCTACGAGCTTAGCGATAGACTTTGCTTTCTTTTTCTTCTTCTTTGATTTCTGCTTTGGTATAAGCACTATTGCCAATCCTTCATCAATCTCACCGAGCAATCACCGTTAATTTTCTATCCATCTCACGCCTGATCAGTTTATCAACAATATAGTTAATCTCATTAACAGTCAGAGCAATAGCCTCATTGCGCTGCGCCGCAGTAGCAAGCTCCATATATAAAATTCCACAAATTATATACGTATAAAATGGCGTCATAAATGCATCAGCCATACCTTTAGGCTCAAGTATCAATATCACCGTACCAGCAATAAACATAATCCATTCTATTTTATTAAACTTCATTCGTTACTCTCCCTTAGTTAGAAATATGGTCTGATTTATAAAACTTACGAAATTTATCAAGTATTGGCAACGGGTATCCGTTAGCCTGATAATGTGACTCTATGGCTTTCATGTATCGTTTTGTCTGGCTTAAATTTGCCCATGATAACGATATTCTCTTTCCATGTTTAACGAGCTTTTCAGTGTCGCCAGATTCTTGGTGAATCAGTAGTAACTCGCACCATTGATCTATCTCATTCGGATATGATGCAGCCTCAGAATCAACGTGATCAGCAATGTAAATTCTCGATAAAAATACCCGCTTCCATTCTTGGTGGAAATAATCAGGTGATTCCCCTATTTCATTTGAAAGATAATCAATCCATGCGCCGAATAAGCCTCCTAATTGAGCTAATGTTTTGTGCTGCTTAATATGCCTTACTATGACCTCTGTAGTGCCGTCGATCGGTTTATCACGAATGGAGGTTATACAGTTTTTTAGTGCTGATTGGTGCGATAGCTGGAACACCTCTGTATCAAGCATTAGCTTTCCGATTAAGTAAATTAACGCTCTTGCCTCGCTTAAACTTGCCCTTAGACTTCTTTCGGTCGTGACAGGTTATTGACTTCTCACGCTGCTCCATAACCTCTTCGATATATGCGATTATTTCGTCCTGAGTACCTTCACGCATTATCGGTGTTGATGTTGCGCCGGTCTCCTTGTCAGATATTCGGTATTCTTGCCATTCCTTGCCGTCGTGGTTAGGTGATATTGGCTTGTTAGGGCTGAATATTATCTTGTAGGGTAGGTCGTCCATTATTCTATCTCCGCCAGCTCAAGACGGCATTCTGGCTCCATATTCTTGAAGTCCTCTGGCGTCCCGATATAATCACAATCCTCAGGTACTATAGCGGCTTGTATAACCTCCTCGCTGGAGTTCTTAGATGTTACGCCAAGTGCAAGCATACAAAGGAATATCACTACTGCGCCCATTAGATACTCTCTCGATGTTGGTTTATTCATTGCCATACCCTCTAACAAACCCATTTGCGAATCTTACTAGCATGTAAATAATTACTATTGCGCCTATTATGTTAAATAGTGCAAAGCCTTCTAGCATTGTTATTCCTTCGTTGCACATAATATGTCACTCCTTTGGTATTTTCTCCATACGCTTAACTACTGCGCCCTTCAAAGTCAGCTCAAACAGCATAGGCTTGTTCTTGTGCCAGTTGTTTAATGTCTGGACTGATTCACCGCTTATCTCAGATAATTCTTTTAAGCTTTTAAGTCCTGCTAGTTTGCATTTTTCACTTGGTTTCATTTTTCTATTGTCGCCCTAACCGAATTCACCGACTCAAGCACATCTATAAGCGTGTCTTTGAGCTCTCTGTTCTCAGTCATCAATACATTGAAGGCATTTTCTCGAAGGTCTCGTGCCTTTGAAAACCCTGCATGGTGGGCGGCTTCCATTCCTTTTTTATTCATCTCGGAATCCTTGCCGTTGTATCCTATTTTGTAATTGTCCAGCCATATATCGAACGAGCTCATTCCTGCCCCCTTCGTGCTTTTATTACCTTATCTCCAACATCATACAATAGGTCTGTCACTTCCTTGTCAGATAAGCCAGCCTTTTCCGCCACTGATGCCAGCACAATCCGCATAGACTCTACCTGAATCTCTAGCGTATCTATCCAATTTAAAGCGCGCCGAATATCACCTCCAACAATTGGGTTTTCTGCGCATACTATAAGCCTATCCATTGTTGCCGCATCAATTTCATTCGTCATTTTTAACTATCCTGTAATGGTCAGAATGGACAAATCCACATCCACACTTAAAGCCTTTGTCTGTGATATTTTCAGGCCGTTTTTTCCATGTGTCGCCCTTCTTCATGGTAAAGCGAGGGAGTGTTATGTCCCTCGTAAATTCAACCGTTATCATTAAATTAGGCCGATTAGCTCAGCCTTGTTGAAAGTGTAATAATCTTCGCATCCCTGCTTGTCGGTAAAAGTGCAAATTACTTGCTCGCCGATATATGACTCTGGAGATTTTCTATCAACAACAACTGTGTATTCTGTAGTTCCGATTACTAATTTTTGGCCTTTTGAAAATTTCATTGTTTTGCTCTCCGGTGTGTTTGTTAATGTCTATGTACTTATAATAGTGTATCTATTTTAGATAATCAAGCACTTTCGGATAAATAAATGAATTCAATGTAAAGTATTATTCTTATACTTTGTTAATTTATTTACGCCGTTGCATAAATCTTGGACAGTTTTTATATGCGTATTTAAGTCATCACCAAGACCTACGCCAAACTCAATATCGATTATGAGTAGAATATCAATAACCTGCTTTGGCTTTAGGTTCAAATCGTTGCTAAGGTTGTGATCCATTCTAATTACTGTTCTGTGGGTGTAGTCAGATATTATCTTTTTTATTGCGTCTTCTTGGTCAATTGGTTTTGACATTGCTAATCCTCCTTAACCTGCTCTTGCATATTTATTAATCCACCACAATAAGGACAATATATAAATTCCCATTTAGCGCCATTTTCCTTCCCTTTAAAGTTGCCATTGGCTCGCTGTTTGGATTCATCGGCGCAAGACATGTTAATATGCCCGTCAAATGATCTCCCCCAATTACATATGTTGTCTGAGCTTCTACCGTCAATCTCCATAATCAATCCTCCTTAACTGCCTCTATAAGTTCAACTCCAAACGCTGCCTTGCAAACTTCCCTTACGTCATCATAAAATCCTAATCTCGGCCTGAGAACACTAATTCCGTTATGCTCCAAAACTTTAAACTTATGGCCGAATCTATTATCAGTAAATCCAGATATTGTTTTAATCCCAGCATAAACTAACATTTGATTTATTGTTGGTTCTGGGCTTTTCATCCTTATCTCTCCTCTAGTGTTATTGGTTAGCGCTCTGGTTTAAAGTCAGCAGCAGTCACAGTGATTTCCTGAACCCTGTCAGAATATGAAGTGCAAGCTATATCAGTAGAATAAACACTCACGCGAACAGACACAACGTCAACTTGCTCAGTGAAAAATGATTTGTACCTTCTTGCTTCCATTGAATCTGGAGGGTATGCGAAACAATTGCCATGTTTACTGTCATCTTCTCGATCTTTAAAAAACTTACACTGCTTACACGTAGTCATCTCTTACCCCTTTGGTTAGCCTTTGGCTTCTGCGTACTGAAGCTCTGTGTAATATGTCTTTTTGAAAATATCTGGCTTGCATGGGTAAAACTTACCATTAACACCCTTGATAATATAATCACCATCAGTGGCGATATGCTTAACCCTGCTATCATGACCATCTTCAAGCGTTAGTATTTCCGCCTCACCCTTGCTCCCCATATGCCTCTGCTTTGATGTATGCCCCAATGATTCGCCACAAAACTCCTTTAAACTTGAGATGCCCTGTTTGCTATATTCAAATTTCATTGCTTCAATCTTTACTGGTTTTTTTATATAAAACGTCATTACTATTCTCCTTGGTTATCCTAATATGTCTTTAATCGACCGCTATTTAACTATGGATTTATTGAGCATTTCCCTGAATCCTTGCCTTGCGCTTTCTCTCATTCTTTGCCGCCATTGGTCGTTTGTTTCGCTTTTACGCTTCATCAGTTTATTTTCTTTCATCCAGTCGATTAGCTCGGCTTTTTCCTTTTCCCTTGCAGGGCGGTTTAAATGTCTCTCACACTCATCAAAAGCAGGCCCCGCCACTTTGTCCCTGCAATTTGGTTCGCTGCACTCTTGAAGCTCTGAGCGCCTTGCCTGCTGTGTTTGCGGTGCATCCACCTCGGTTTCCCATCGCTCTTGGTTAAGATATGTCGACACGTGTGGAAAATTAGCCTGCCATTCATCGCCTTTCTTATTCCTAAGCCATTCATCACGCTGCATTCTGAACTTACTTAGAACTAGTCCAGCCTTCTTAGCTGATGTAACTTTACGTTTGAACGATGTTAACGCTTTCTTTCTAACGCCTTTACCTGATGACAATCCGCCCGTTAATGCTTTGTCGTACTCATCCCAAAATAAATCAAAGGCTTCTTCTGCGTTAAAAGTCCCCATGATTAATCCTTTCCATGCGCTTAACTACTGCGCCCTTTAGAGTCAGCTCAAACAGCATAGGCTTATTCTTGTGCCAGTTGTTTAATGTCTGGACTGACTCGCCGCTTATTTCAGATAATTCTTTTAAGCTTTTAAGTCCTGCTAGTTTGCATTTTTCAGATGGTTTCATTCAATTTACTCGCTGTTTTTTTCGATGCTAATATCCTTACAACTAGGGCATGGCAATTGACCTGATGAAGTAAAATTTTCTGGGTCGAACCTCGTATCACCGCAATAATCACAATCATATAAAGAGCCTTCATATTTCTCTTTTACTAATTTCAAGCAATGCTTAAAACAAGTCTCATAAGGCTCATTTGGCTTGACTGTTTTTCGCGCTCTTTCGAATTCCCAAAGGCATATAAAAGCAAAGGCACCAAGCATCGTATCCTCCTTACAGGCTCTTTTCACAGCCGCATCAATATTCATTATATAATCCTTTAATTAATGGTTTGGTAGGCTGGATTCGAACCAGCAAACGGCAATTATCTACATTGCTCTCACAGTATAACTAATGTCTACGACTCATTTTCAAAGCCCCTGCTGCCTTACCTTTTAGCTACTACCAAATAAAATGTAATAATTAATCAACTATTGCATTATTTGCAACGGTTAAATTTTATTCAAAAATATGATTGCCATATGTGCTGAGTAAATCCATACATACCCAAAGTGATTCATTAGGCAGCACACATAACAAAATTCTGACGTCATTATTTAAACAAATATGTTGCCGGCCTAAACCGTCAACGCCCCAGCTATACTTTTTCATTTAACATCTGCTTTAAATATTTTAGTTTTTGCAACTCTTTGCCATTCATGAGCGCGAGGTACCCAAGCGTAAAATTTACCGTTAACTTCTTTCGCTTCAAATTCATTTGCTCTGATTCTTGCTACTAATTTTGTGTTTGTCATTACCTAGATCTCCGTTGCGTTTGTTAATGTCTATGTACTTATAATAGTATATCTATTTTAGTTAATCAAGCTATTCGATGTAAATAAGTTAATTTATTTTAGTTATTTGTATGATAAGATATATTCAGGCAATAAGAAGTCTAATGAGCCTTAAGGTGATCTAGAGGCAGAGTATGTATTTAGTTCTAAAGTATTATTATCTTTAGCCGTTAATCATATTAATCAATTTATCGTAAACAGGTTTCACGGTATATGTAGGGTATGTCGTCCCTGATCGTCAATTATTCTATTGACAAGATCACCATTTAAAACGTTTATCCTGATAGTCGAACTGGTATCGATTCAGGGCATCGGCTCAAAATGCTTGATTAATATCGTTCTATTTCGCTTTTCTGCACTGCGGTGACAAAATAAGGCACCCGTATCTATAGTGATGCGTGACTGCAAGTTTTGGATTGGTTACAACAGGAGGGTTGACATAATATGTCGATGTAGATATGATTCTTCCATCTGCTGTACCGGAACCCCTTATAGACTTTGCCGGTCTACGATTAAGGGGTTTTTGCTTTCTGGCGTTTAACTTAGCGCATTACTTATAAGGTGTCAATTAATTCCATGACTTAATGCTTCTGTATCGTTATCATCATGCGGCATGTCATCATGAACAAAGATATAGCTATCATGCTCGCCCTCTTCAACTTCTCTTATATTAGAGGCTTCAATAATATGCCTGCAAATCGGACAATAAATCTCATAGTCTTTTACTGGCTTATTTATCTTGCTGCACATTTCGTCTGCAAACCAATCTTTATCGCCGCACCTTAAGCACCTTTCGCCAGTTTCATCCCAGCAATGCCCGCTATCTTTTAACATTGTTTCCGCCATTCTCTATCCTCTCTATAGTGGTTAATGGGTGTCAATAGCGTATAGCTTGCTTTCGTACCATTCATTAAGATCATGAATAGAATAATATCTTGTTCGCTTTTGTGTAAACTTAGGGGTTAGTTTCGACTTTTTCATTCTCTTTGCTAATGCATCGTATTTAACGTCTTTTAATTCTGCAAAATCCCTAATTGACCAGCAAGGCACATGGCGATCATCTTTATCCGCTTTATTGCATGATTTTATGGTCTTGTTGAATGTATTTTCACTCATATCTTCTCTACTCCTTTTAGATAATACCCGGCAAGTAACTCTCTAACTAATCGCTTTGTTTTGACTCTTTTGTGATGATACCGTGCCTCTGCTATCGTGAATCCAATTGCTGGGCACATGACATAAAAGCCAATATTAAGCCCCCGGTAAACAATTAATACTACGTCTTGTCCGTCCATTGTCTTTACCTCTTAGGGGTTAGCCGGTGAAACTTACAAAACCAATATCAGCTTCTTTTTCCATCCGCTCAACAGTAAGCGCAAGCTCAAGGTTCTTAGCTGATATTTCCTTCATGGCTTTATCTTGCTTTCTGAATAAGTCGCTAAGAACTTCGTTTTCGTTTTGCCCGTCTTTAATTGCATTGATAGCATTCCAAACTAATTGCGCCGCCTGTATTTGCTGGCCCATAGCTAAATGATCGTGATATTCTGCTAAATCTGCCGTTATGCTCATTTCTTAACCCCCGCAATAAAGTAAACACACTCACCATTAGTTCTCATTGTGGCAGAACCTTTGGCGGTTTCTCTCTGTAAGAATCTCTCGCACTTCTTATGCTTATCACAGGTGTTGTCGTGGCAGCGGCATATGTCGTTTAGTAGTTTCATTTTAGTCATTTTTGTTTCTCATTCTAGATTCGCCAATAATATCTCTGCATATTTCTACGCAAACATTGCATATAAAAACATCAGGGCCAGCTATCATTTGCTCCACATCACGATCAGGTTTTCCGCAAAATGAGCAATGGAATAGCTTTTTATTTGAGGCCTCATCATCATGAGTTCCGTCTGTCACTTTAATATCCCCCTCTTAGCATTAAGCCTTTTGTCTGCCAATTCGATTTTAAGTTTAGCGAATTCCTTCTTAGCTTCTGGCTTGTCTCTTTCGTCTACCCAATCATTGAATGGGACAAGGCCTTTGGCGCGATTCCTCTCCCTGCCTTCTCTCATCACCTGTGCAGGGCTTTTAACTTCTCGCTTAACCAACTTGCAGTATTTCAGTTTCTCCTTATCAGCAAGCTCGTCTGCCTCCTTATCATCAAACGCGTACAGGCCGCCATGCTCAACCCCATCATTATCCACATAATCATAAAAACTTGTATATTTGTAAGCCATTGTTAGTCCTTGTTAATTAGTTCAGGGTTTTCGTAAATGTTTCCAATAACTGCGCGCCATTCTGAAACGTCTAAATGCGATCCAGACATAGGAAATTCACCTATAAGGTGATTAATACTAGGGACGACTTCCGGGTTAAATTTACCTCCCCATTCAGCTTCATCGAAGTCTAAAATATCCCCCTCAAATATCTTCTTGCCGTTTTTATCCTTCATGCCAGTGTATTGTACAATAGGACAATTAACCCAGTCACCTGCATTAGGTGCGGCGTGACCTGCCTTGTAGCCACAATGGAAACCATTATCTTCCTCGTAAAACCAGCAGGCATCATATACAAGCCATTCCTTATTTGGTTCGTCCCACGCTCTAAACTCAATATCTCTCATAACCACCTCCATTAATTAACCCTAATCCTATTACAAAACTGTTTATAAGTCAATGTGATTTATTATTGTATTTTACTTGATATTTATTGCATATGGTGTAAACTGTTTATTAGTTAATGAGGCAAATCAAACAGGAGAGAAAATATGAAGAAGTTAGACTTAGGATTCGATGAAAGCATACCAGCAAAATTAAAACTCGAACTTAATATGCTAGAAGCTAGAGGTATAGGTGGGATAACAAATCAAAGGGCAGTGAAGATTCGATCAATATACGAAGTATCTGGAAAAGAAGAGCTAACACTTAACCAAATCCTTATTGGCGTGTTCAGGAAATATGATTTAATACTAACAAGGGCGTCAGCTCAAAGCGCAGTAGACTACATGATCAGGGGTGGCGTTATACGTAGGTCAAGTAAGGGTGTTTTTAAAATATGTGATGAAACATCAAGATGATAGAAGCTAATAAAAAATGTGATGAATATCCGGGCTGGATACAAATTTTGTTAGCTATTCCGTCAGCTGTGATTACTCTGTATTTGGCAATGAATATTATGATTTTCTCTGGAATCGGCCTTGTTTATTCGGGTTTTAGTGAGGGTGGATTCGGTTTTTTTAGCACAATTGTATACGGCACTCTTACCAATATTGCACTTATAGTGCTTTCTTGTTTTTTCATTATAGCAGTAGAGGACGGACGCATTAAGTTTTCAAGAATTATATTTATAGCGTGTCTTGAGATGTTTGTAATAGGTGTAGTCGGGCTCGGCTATAAATCTGGCTTTTCTTGGTGAAAGGAGTATTAAGTGATTATCTACACAACAACTGCAACACCCAGAGACAAGAAAGGCCGCGAGTATGGCGATGCATTTTTAGTCTACAGAACAGCAAGCATGACGAAGCACTTAAGTGAATCATTTTGGGCTCAGGCTAAAAATAAATACAAATATAATTTTGTGGAAGATACTGAGGATTTAGAAGACTGCCCGGTGTGTGACCTGCCTCTTTCTGAGCATGGCACAACAACCGAAATTGATACTATTGAGAGCTGTATTGAGATAGATAGGATAGGTGACTTATGAGCACAGCAACCAAACACTACCCACATACTCACCACGATGTTAAACGCGGGGATGAATATTCGCACATGAGTAGAGAGGAGGTCGCCGTTGTGAAGCAGACAGACGGTGTTAACCTTATAGCAATGTCTACGACTATATTTGTACATAGCCGGTATGAAATGAGTATTGAGGAATTCCACTTAGAATGGTTTTTCACTGGCAAGAATAAACTTAATGTTGACATCTATCGCTAGATCAGATTTCCTACAGCTAGACGCTCATGCCCGAGCGCGAGAATGTTCTTAGCCGCATTGATATCTCTATCGTGCGTAGCACCACACTCGGTGCAAGTCCATTCTCTTATTCCAAGGCCTGCGATACCTTTCGGCCTCGAATCGGGCAAGCAGCCACAACTCGAGCAGGTTTGGGTGGTGTAACTTTCGTTGACTTCTATAAACACAACTTGCATCGCTTTCGATTTATAATCAAGTTGAGTCTTAAGCTGATACCAGCCAGCATCTAAAACGGACTTAGCCATCTTAGTTTTTGCTAACTTGGAACTGCTTACATTTCCGACAACAATTAAGCTATTTTCTTTTACTAATTTGGTGGTGAATTTGTGATTTGTGTCCGATCTTCTATTTTTTATCTTTGCGTGTATCGTCCGTACTAGGTGCTTTTTATTGGCTCTCTGAGCGCTTCCTAGCTTCTTTTCCATGCTTCGGTAGAAATTGCCGCGCTCTAAAGTTTCGCCACTCGAGCACGTTGCAGTGGTCTTTAATCCTAAATCAACGCCTATCTGACTAACACCTTTTGACTGCTCTGGTTTAACCTTGATCGCAACATTAAAATACCACCTACCTCTAGCATCTTGTGAAAATGACCCGGCTCTAAATTCATACTTTGATAGCCCGTAGCTATCCCACACACTAAAATAATGCCCTGCGAATTTTACTTGTCCGTTACGCCATTTAACTTGAGCGCCTTTAAATGGAACCCAACCAAGCGACTTTCTTGAGCCTCCCGACGACCTCCATTTAAGCTTGGTTCTTTTTGCTTGCCTCCTACATCTTGCGTGTATAGCAATGACTTCATTGGCAGTATCGGAGCCTATAATCATCCTTCTTTCTGGTCTCACCCACTTAAGTTGTTTTTGAAGATCGTATGCGGATATATTAGTGCGCACATATCCAGCCTCTGGAACTGGTATGTATTGCCACTCAGCAGCCTCTGAGTTAACAGTGTTCCATATCTGATTAGACTCAAATGCCATTCGATTAAGAATCTTAGAATGCTTATCCTTAACTCTAACCTTTAGAACTTTAATTATTGACTTCTCGATTTCCATGTATTATATTCTACACATGAATTCAAAAAACTACAAGTCAATTAGAATTAAAAATGAAACATACAAGAGCATTAAGCTTTTAGCGATTGAGCTTGATATACCCGTAACTAGGGTGCTCGATATTTTATATGAGAGTTATTTAACTAAGAATGAGGGAGATAAAGAGTGAATGAGAAGTTATTAGCGGATTATTTGGTTGAAAAGCTCGACGAGCATTGGGTTAACCAGGGAAATATCTGCGACATACAAAGCGCTGGTCATTTGGTTATTGTTACCGTAGGGATAAGCGCCTACGAGCAAGAGACTTTCCAAATTGATTTGCTAGATATTATAGCATGGGTATATTCAAAAAGAGGTAAATGTAATTGCGGAGGCAAATTGGAATGAGCATTGAAACACTAGAACAAACAATCAAAAAGGCGTGGGCTAATGGATAAAAAATTAATCGGGTATCGTATTACAGCAATGCGCACTGATCTCGGGTTGTCGCTTATGGATTTAACAGAAGTAACCGGAATAGATCATACAACAATATCTAGAATCGAAAATGGAATAAGGCTGGTAACAACGCCAAACCTTATTTCTCTGGCAAAGGCATTTGAAGTTACTACAGATTATATCTTATTTGGCGTTGACTGCAAAGCACATAAGGAGTAAAGTTAATCCGCAGAAAAGAGAAAGCCCCTTATCGTAGAGCGATGAATCTCTAAAGGGGCTTCGAGAGATACTAAGTGAATATCATAGCGATAAGTCTATCGTTAGTCAAATATACATTTATTATCCTCTATAAGTAAATACCCAAGTAGCTCAGTCGGTAGAGCAAGCCAAACTTTAATAGAGCAGGCAGAGCGCGCAGGTTCGATCCTTGCCTTGGGTGCCACTTAATCTCTTTCAGTAGTTCGTGCAGACTAAACGTACCTATGGCTGATTGTCCATGTAGCAGATAAAGCAAATCGTATTCAGAACAAAGTAATTATTCAAGCGGTTTGAGTCGACGCGCTTAGTCGTAACCAGCACGATATTAAGCACAAACATGGCTATAGTGATCTTGGCAATAGAATAAATGCCGATCCAGAGCGACAACTCTGAGTTTAAACTGTTCATGTAATATTGAATGATTAGATTAGCGGTTGAAGTAAATTAATACTTTAAGTCAAGTAACAAAAGAATAGAGCTTATCCTTTAGATCACTAAAAGGCTCTAAGTGACTAATATACCCTAAAGATAATGGAGAATATAAGATGAAGCTAAAGAGATATGAACCGGAAGTTTACAATAAAAGCTCAGTGTCAGAATATGACAAACTAACGATAGTAGTCGAGCCGCAAATGGACGAGCATGAATATGGCGAGTATATATCGATCAAAGATATTTCGTGGTTTAT